CGGGGCCGTGGAGGTAGCTGACCAGGCATGAGGCGCCCCGAGATGGTCGAGCAACAGGAAATCGCCGCGCGCCAGGAGCGCGCCTGGCATCTGGTGGTGGTGCGCCGGCTGAGCGAGAACGAGGCGGCCCAGATCCTCGGCGTCCACGAGAAGACCGTGCGCCGGGACCTGGCCGCCATGCGCAGTCGGGGGGCGAAGATGGTCGCCAGCATGTCCACTCAGCGAAATGTGTTGCATCTGGCGGCCGAGATGTGGGCGCAGCTATCGTCGGTGCTGCGGGAGGCGTGGGTGTCGGTGCAGGCGGCCGGGACCGACTCCCCGGTGCGGGTGCGCGCGCTGAACACCGTGCGCGCTACCGTGAAGGACATGGCGGACATTCTGCAGTCGCTCGGCCTACTGCCGAAAGCGCCTGAAGAGGTGTTGATCAGTGCGAAGGACCCAGGACAACTCAACGATGTGCAACTCGAAGCCGCGGTGGCTTTCTTCCTCACGCTGTCGAGCGATAGCCCGGAGATTGGAGCAGATGTTGGAGGCGCGGAAGAACCCGAGGCCCTGGATCGAGCGGAATCTGCAGATCCGGACGAAGGATAGGCGGATCGTGCCGTTCGTCTTCAACGCGGCCCAGGTGGACTACTACGAGCACCGGACGAAGCGGGACGTGATCCTCAAACCCCGGCAGTTGGGTTTCACCACCGAGATCTGCGGACTGTTCTTCGCGGACACACTGCTGCGGCCCAACACCACCTCGGTGATTGTCGCCCATGATACGGATTCCAGCGAGAAGATTTTCCGCATCGTGCAGCTGTTCTGGGAGCGGTTGCCGGAGGAGGAACGCAGGCGGGTGGGCGTGCCGCGATTCTCGAACCGCAGGGAGTTCCTCTGGCCCAATATCAACTCGCACTTCTTTGTGGGCACCGCGGGCGCGCTGACCTTCGGCCGAGGTCAGACCATCAACAACCTCCACTGCTCGGAGTTCGCCTTCTGGCCCAAGCCGGAAGAGGCGCTCGCGGCGCTGACCGAGGCCGTGCCGAAGGACGGTCGCATCGTGATCGAGTCCACGGCCAACGGCATGGGCAACTACTTTCACGATCTGTGGACGGAAGCGAAGAGCGGCGGCAATGCATTTACGCCCCAGTTCTACGTCTGGTTCGAGTCGCCAGAGTACCGGATGACTGGTGAGCCGCTCAGCGGTCTGAGCGAGGAAGAGTACAGGCTGAAGACGACCTGGGGTCTGGACGACGACCAGATCAGGTGGCGGCGAGGCAAGCAGCGAGATCTGCGGGACCGCTTCGCCCAGGAGTATCCTGAATCGGATGTCGCCTGCTTCCTCGCCAGCGGCCGCTGTTGCTTCGATATGGCTGCGCTCACCGCCGCCCAGGCGCGGATCGCCTCCGAGCCCACACCGGAGGTCATAGCGGCCTTGCCGGATGGTGACGCGAGTCTGTCGGTCGCTCCAGCGCGACTATTGGTCTGGAAGCGACCGGAGGCAGACAGGCTTTACGTGATCGGCGCGGACGTAGGCGAAGGGCTAACCAGTGGGGATGCATCCTGTGCCTGCGTGCTGGACAAGGAGACGGGTGAACAGGTGGCCGAGTTGCACGGCCGTGTTCCGCCCGAGCGGTTCGGCCATCTGCTGCACGCGCTGGGGTGGTTCTACAACATGGCCACCGTCGCGGTAGAGCGCAACAACCACGGGCACTCGACCCTGAACACGCTTCGGCATGTGCGCCGCTACCCGCGGCTGTACTACCACGTTCGGTATGACCGCACGGGCAACTCCGCTCCCATGCTCGGCTGGCCCACGGATCAGGCGACGAAGCCGATCCTGGTGGACGACCTGGCGGCGGCGATCGCCGGCGGACACATCATCGTGCACTCGCTGGGCATGGTAGACGAGTGCTTCACATTCGTGACCACAGACTCAGGTTCGCAGGAAGCGCAAGAGGGCAAACATGACGACCGCGTGATCGCGGCCGGGATTGCCTGGCAGGCGCGCAAGCGGGGCGTCTCGCGGGGCATAGCCCAGCGGCCGCCAGGGTGGTGACGATGCCAAGATGTGACGTCCATGCGAACTGGGTGAAGCTGATGCAGTTCTGCCAGAAGGCCGGCCACGGCGAGATGACGCTGACCTTCGCGGACGGTGTGCCGGTGTTCGCCAAGGCCGTGCAGGTGCAAATGCGATTCGGCCCGGTGCATGGCGGGCCAAGGCCGGAGGGCATCGACGCGCAGGTGCTTGACGCGCGGGCGGCCGCTGGTACGATAGCATCTGAATAGTCGCCGCTGACTCGACATCCGAGAGGCGGATCGCTGTGACCTCCCCGGGCAATCCCCGGTGCAGGCCGCAGGGGTCCGCCTCTTTGCTTTGGGGAGATGAGATGGCACTTGATATGACTACCTATCCGCCGAAAGCGCACCAGGAGCGCATCAACACGTACCAGCGGTTCGAGCGGCTGTTCCTGGGACAGCACAAGCTGGTGTTCGCGGTCACACCACAGCCCTACCAGATGAAGCGATACATCGCCGCGAACTTCGCCGGGCTGATCTCGCGACTGTCGGCCGACTTACTCTTCGGCGAGGAGCCTGACTTCGTCGCCACGCAGGACGACGAGGCTCCAAAGGAGGCGCTCGCACAGATCGTCACGCGCAATGGCCTGCACGCCGTCAACTATGAATCCGCGCTCTCGAACTCGTTTCGCGGCGATGCCGTCTACAAGGCCCGCTGGGGGAAGCGCACCCCGCAGTCGGAGCAGCCCGAAGCGATCGTCGAAGAGGTGCCGGCCAGTATCTACTTTCCCGAACTCGACGAGGACGACGTACGTAAGGTGTCGCGAGTCACGCTTGCCTGGGTCAAGCGCGACCCGAGGGAGGCGAGGCGGCTGTATCTGCGGGCCGAAGTCCATGAGCCCGGCACCATTCGGCACCAGCTCTTCGACATGGGCAGCGCGCCCTCGATCACGGTGGCGGGCAGCAATGCCGCGATCAGCATTGGCGGGAAGCAACTGCAGCAAGTTCCGCTCAACACGCTGGAGGCGTACCAGGACCTGCTCGAGGAGGAACAGACCGGCCTCGATCACATCCCCGTGTTTCACGTCCCGAACTTCCGCTACGGGTCGCGGTTCTGGGGCATCTCGGACTACGAGGGCCTGGAGTCACTCTTTGAGTCCCTGAACAACCGCGTCTCCCAGATCGACGAGGTGCTCGACAAGCACGTGGCGCCCAAGATCGTGCTGCCGCCGGGATTCGTGGACAAAGAGGGGAAGATCCGGTTCGACCGGATGGAGACGGTGGAACTGCACCCGGGCGATCAGCCACCCTCTTATATCACCTGGGATGCGCACCTGACCGCGGCCTTCACCCAGTTCGACAAGATACTGGATCTGCTGTTCATGCTCTCGGAGACCGCGCCGAGCGCATTCGGGCTGGACAAGTTCGGGGTCGCCGAGAGCGGCCGCGCCCTCCGGCTTCGGCTCCTGCGCACCCTCGCCAAGATCAACCGCAAGCGGCTCTACTACGACACGGCGCTGAAGCAGGCACTCCTCACCGCGCAGATACTCGACGTCACTCATGGCTCAGGCGAGTACGAGCCCGCTGAACCGACCATCCAGTGGGCGGACGGCTTGCCCGAGGACATGGTGGAGATGGTCGAGATCGAGAGCCAGCGATTGGCCGCAGGCAACACCTCCGTGGAGTCCAGTGTGCGCAGGCTGGACGGCCCGGATGCGGTCGAGGCGGAGATGGATCGGATCGCCGGGGAGATGGAGCAGTCGGTGACCCTTACCGGCATGGGCCGAACGCGGCCGACGGCGGCGATTCCGCCTGACGACCGGCGGACAAGCTGAACTCGGAGCGACCGTGGCTTCCTGTCCCTACCAAGACCAACACGAAATGTGCGAGGTGACGCTGGATGAGTGCACGCGAACGGCCCACAACTCCTGCCCCGACTACTGGAATGAACGACGACGCATCCGGACCGCGCTGTCCCAGTGTCCATTGTCCCGACAGCGCAAGGGAGAGAAGCAAGTTTGGTGCTCTGCCGGCGAGGAGGTCGTCGAATGCTTTGGCTGGCCAGACGACTGCCCCAAGTACTGGCAGCACCGCGCCCTCCGGGCCGAGCGCGGCCGGATCGTCTGTGATCGGTGCGGACACACCGTCCGGGATGGCGAAGGCGCGGTGCGTGTGCGGGAAGTGGTGGGCGCTGAGGCAGCCAGACTGCCTGGTGCTGCGATGCAAGCTGTGCAAGCGGGACATCGTCATCCGCGGCCGCGAGCTGCGGATCGAGTACCGGTGAAGGAGCGCGGCTGAGTGCCACCCATCATCGAGAGGCGGCGGGTGGAGGAGTTCCGGCGGGCCTTCGAGGGAGAGGTCGAGTCGCTTGCCGCGCTCTACCGGAACGCGGCCGCCGACACGCTGCGGGTACTCTCCGATGCCTCAGCCAGCATGCTTTCACGGCAGCGCGCGCTCGCGCATCTGCGACAGTATCAGGTGATTCTGGCGAACCTGCGCGATGAGGCCGCCGCGTGGATCGAGCTCAACATCCCGCGCGCTTACAGCATCGGCCTCCAGTTCGCCGACCTGGGCATCCGCAATGTCCGCCGCTCCGGCATCAACCTGCGCCGGCGGGAACGGGAGGTGTTCTCGCAGGTGCACCGGGATGCGGTGGCGGCTATCGTGGAGGAGATGCTGCGAGTCACCGACTTCGCTCTCGCCCAGATCGGGCGGCGTGCGGACGACCTGTTCCGCCGCATCGGGATCGAGGAGGTGGCCAAGGGCGTCGTCGAGGGCAAGGCGCGCATCGAGGTGAGCCGACAGATCAGAGAACGGCTGCTGCGCGAGGGCAGGCCGGTCTTCCTCAATCGGCGCGGCCGGGCCTGGGACCTCGACCGCTACTCGGAGATGGTCGCTCGCACCACAACGCGCGAGGCGATGACGCAGGGAACCATCAACCGCCTGCGAGAGCACCGCATCCTGCTTGCCCAGGTCTCGGCCCACAACGCGGCCGATTTCTGCATCTACTACGAGAATGTCATCGTGAGCATCGGGGGGGAGCCGCCCCCGGTCTACCCGCCGATCTCCGCCATCGGCGGCGGCCCGCCGTTCCACCCTAACTGCGTTCACGTACTCACGCCGTTCGTCGAGCGGCTCGCGACGGCAGAAGAGAAGAAGGCGGGGATGGCATCGCCGGAGGCGCTGAACCGGACGCCGGCAGAGCTGCAGCGTTGGTTCAGAGGCGAATCCTCCACTGGGTAATAAGCGAGCGAATGTCGAGTCGGGGAAAGGAGACACCCGTCACCGACTCACTGGTGTCTCGGTCATTAGCTGGCCCGAGCTGCACTACCGCACCGGGCCGCCGTCCCGGGTGTTTAGAGGAATTGAGTGATGAACAGTTGATGCGCTGCTGCAGAGAAGTAGCACATACTCTCGTTGGCCGCTCGGATCACACTCTGTGGATGGGTGCTACAGTGCGGTCCCCGGCTGTCGGTGGAGCAGCCGGGACAGCCCGCGTACGGGCACGCCAGTGGGCCACCCGCCACGACCCAGCGACAGAGCGTGCTGAGAATACGAACGACATTCCTTGCCTGCTGAACGCCTGGCGGCGGTTGGGCGCACAGAGCGGTAATGCGCATGTCATTGGTAATGATGACGGGACAGCCGATGCTGGCGATTAGGGTGCAAAGCTCCTCCCCCGCGTAGGTGGGTAGGGCGAGACACAGGGGATCTTGGTCGCGACGCAGCAAGGCCTCCTTTGCACTCATGTGCATGAGGTGGCCCCAGGATGGCTGCGGGCCTTTGTGGCTGTCCGGAGTCCGGGAGATCACCTCATCTAGGACAGCCATGATCTGCCGCATGTCGCGCCGACAGTCCTGATCATAGATCGCAGTGAGGGCCATCCTGAGATCGTCGCGGGATGCCGAACTAGAGAGATCCCTTAGTGCCTGCAATGCTCGGGTGAACGTACTTCCTGGATCGCGCGAGCAGAGTGCGAGGTCACACGTACACTTCGTCGCCAGGAGAACTTCGTCTTCAGGCCATCCAGGCGTAGCTGATCGGCAGGCCTGGTAAGCAGCTATATAGTGCCATAACCTCGCAAGCGTCTGCAGCTCCAAGTCTTCGAGAGACCTTAGCGTCAGTGCCTTGGCTGCGGCAGCCATCCCGTCTGCGAGCACGAGTCGCCGGATCGGGACACCGACACAATTCCCGAACGCGTCTGTCGCAAGGATGTGGCTCTCTCCGGATTTTTCGTATACAGGTAGGCCGTTCACCTGAGACCCGGCTGGAGCTGGGTCGGACGACTTGCTATTCTCCCATAGCCTCCGTTGGCGTACTCTGTC